GTTGAAGACATGACAGATGTCTTTGAAGGATACAGAATAGAAGATATTAAAGATGACATCGACCTTGCTAAAGTGCAAGGGGAACGAAAGATTCTCAAGAATATCTTAGCATTTGAAGATGCTGTTAGTACCACTTATGACACCCTTGTGGAGGAAGACAGTGATACGCAGGTATGATTTCAAATGCACAGAATGTTCTCACATTGAAGAACAATGGGTAGATTCTAGTGATAGTTTCGCCACTTGTCTTGAGTGTGGGAACACAGCACAGCGGATAATTTCTAATGTGTCTTCACATTTCAAAGGTTGGGGATGGCCCGATGCCGATGATAAGTGGGCTAGAGATCATGAGAAAGCCGCTCGTAAGTAATGTCCATAATGCTATTCAGCACGGAGTAAATAATGGCAAAATTTATAGATCAGCGTGAGGATGAAGACCTCAACGGAGAAGATGTAGCTTCTTTTGAAGAGCCTGAAGAGGAAACTCAAGAACCAGAAGAAACACCTACAGAAGATGACATTCCTGAGAAGTATCAAGGGAAAGACCTAAAAGACATTGTGCGTATGCACCAAGAAGCTGAAAAGCTATTAGGTCGTCAATCATCAGAAGTTGGTGAGCTACGCAAGATAGTTGATGACTTTGTTCAAACACAACTGACAAAAGAACAACAAGCCCACGCTAGCACAACGGAACCTGAAGTGGACTTCTTTGAAGACCCACAAAAGGCTGTAGAATACGCAATTGCTAATCACCCTAAGATTAAAGAAGCTGAGACAGTCTCTCAACAACTTAAGCGATCTGAGGCGATGGCAAGGTTGAAAGCAACACATCCTGACTTTGAAAAGATCGTTACTAACGAGAAGTTTCTAGAGTGGGTAACTAAGTCTAAATTCCGTGTTGACTTGCTCGCTAGAGCAGACAAAGGATATGACTTTGATGCCGCAGATGAACTCTTATCTTCTTGGAAAGAACGTGCTGAGATTGTCAAGCAAACTGCTACAACAGAAACACAGGCTCGTAAAGATTCTGTGAAGAAAGCATCTACAGGAAATACAAAAGGTAGTGCAGAAGCACCCTCTCGTAAAGTCTATCGTCGTGCTGACATTATTAAACTCATGCAAACAGACCCTGATCGTTACATAGCCCTAGCTGAAGAGATTCGCAAGGCCTATGCAGAGAACAGGGTACGCTAATAGCCTTATAGGAGATTACTCATGGCAACTGCAACTTATCCGGGAGCAGGTGGCTTTACAGCAAAAACTGAAGCCGCAGTATTTATCCCAGAACTATGGTCGGACGAAATCGTTGCGGCCTACAAGAGAAACTTGGTATTGGCTAACTTAGTCAACAAAATGCCAATGTCAGGAAAGAAGGGTGACACTCTTCACATTCCTAAGCCCACTCGTGGCGATGCGGCGGCTAAAGCGGCTGACACTGCTGTCACCATCATTGCGAACACTGAAACAGAAGTTCAAATTGATGTGAACAAGCACTACGAATACTCTCGTTTGATTGAGGACATCGTAGAAGTTCAGGCTCTTGACAGCCTTCGTCGTTTCTACACTGACGATGCAGGATACGCTCTTGCAAAGCAGGTAGACTCACACCTGTTCAACCTTGGCTTACGCTTTGGTGACGGTACTGCCACAGAAGCAGAAATCAACGGCACATTCGACCCAGACGCTTGGGAAAACTCAAACGTATTCTATGTAGATGCGGCTAACGGTGTAGCCACCTATGCTGACGACACAATGGAAGACACTGACGTTTTCACTGACCTCGCTTTCCGTGAGCTCATCAAGAAAATGGACGATGCTGACACACCAATGGACGGACGCTTCTTTGTTGTCCCACCTGCAGTACGTCAGACAATGCTTGGCATTGACCGTTACGTCTCTTCTGACTTCACTGCACAGCAGGGCGTTCAGAATGGTCTGATTGGATCACTCTACGGTGTTGACATCTACGTTTCTACAAACGTACCTGTGATTGAAACAGCAACACAGAACACTGCTACAACATCTGTACAAGACACTCGTGGTGCAATCCTTGCCCACCGTGACACTATGGTGTTGGCTGAGCAGATGGCTGTTCGTTCACAAACTCAGTACAAGCAAGAATACCTTGCAACATTGTACACAGCAGACACTCTGTACGGTGTACAGGTACTGCGTCCAGAGACTGGCTTCGTATTGGCATTGCCATCAGGAGTCTAATCTGACTAAGGCATCGGGGCTTCGGCCCCTTTGCTTTTTCTAATTTATTGAGGTGGATGAATGGCTTTCTTTCGTGGCACAGGTGGAGCAGGCAGTGCAACTGATGGGGCAACCATTAGTGAAGTAACTACCCAAGCTCAGATAGCGACCACTAAAGCATCAGAAGCATCTACATCGGCCTCTAATGCGGCATCCTCAGCGTCTGCGGCAAACTCTTCAGCAATCAATGCCGCTACTTCTGAGTCGAATGCTTCTACCTCAGCATCTAATGCGTCTACTTCTGAAAGTAACGCTTCCTCAAGCGCATCTACAGCATCCACAGCGGCTACCAATGCACAAACTGCTCAGACAGCCGCAGAGACTGCACAGACTGCGGCGGAGACGGCTGAAACAAATGCAGAGACAGCGGAGACTAATGCGGAGTCTGCACAAACAGCGGCAGAAGCCGCCAGAGACTTAGCTGAAGGCTATCGTGACACAGCATTGTCACACAAGAACGATGCTGAAACTGCACAGACAGCCGCTGAAACTGCTCAGGGTTTAGCTGAGACTGCCCAAACAGCGGCAGAGACTGCTCAAGGGCTTGCAGAAGATGCCAGAGATACTGCTGTAGCCGCACAGGAAGCCATTGACGGGTTTTTCTTAGGCACTGCTACATCTAACCCCACGGTTGACCTTAACGGCGATCCTGTGACCGCAGGAGACTGGTACTTTAATACTGTTGACAACTCAACACGTATTTATGACGGTAGTGCTTGGAATACAATCAATCCTGACTTGGTTGGGGATTCTACACCACAACTAGGCGGTAACCTAGACCTCAACAGCAACAACATCACAGGCACTGGTGACCTTAACTTTACAGGTAGCATCACCCTAACAGGTACAGTAGACGGACGAGACATTGCCACAGACGGAACAAAACTGGATGGCATTGAGTCCAACGCTACAGCAGACCAGACAGCTTCAGAGATTCTTGCGGCCTTGCTTACAGTGGATGGTACTGGGACTGGCCTTGATGCTGATTTGTTGGACGGAAACGAGGCTAGCGCATTCGCAACGTCAGCGCAAGGAGCCTTGGCAGACTCCGCTGTACAACCAAGCGATAACATCTCTACACTAACGAATGACTCAGGTTACATCACAGGTTTTACAGAAACAAACGACTTAACAGCGGCAGTGACGTGGGCAAACGTACCTGACGCAAACATCACACAGTCTTCAGTGACGCAACACCAAGCGGCATTGTCGATTGCAACAACACAACTTACTGGAACGATTGACGGCGGGACATATTAATGGCAAGCACAATTAAACTTAAGAACGGTAGCGGAGCACCATTAGCTTCTGACTTAGTTGCAGGTGAACCCGCTCTTGATCTAACCAACAAGCGACTGTACACAGAAGACTCTGGTGGCACTGTGATTGAGGTGGGTACTAATCCTACTGAGATTCAAATTGACAACATCAACATTGATGGCAATACCATTTCCTCTACGGACACCAACGGCAACATCACGCTTGCTCCAAATGGAACAGGTGTTGTTGCACTGTCTTCTACAGACCTCACCTTTGGCGACAACGACAAGGCTACCTTTGGTGCGGGCGATGACCTTCAGATTTATCATGATGGGTCGAATAGCTACATTAAGGATGCGGGAACAGGCACATTAAATCTGCAATCATCTGACACAATCAGGCTACAAACATCCGATGGAGCAGGTGGCTTTCAGAATGTATTTGCAGGTGTTGATGAAGGTGCGGCTTTCTTATACTACGATGGCTCTGATAAATTACAAACAACCAACACAGGCATCGACGTAACAGGCACAGTCACGGCTGATGGGTTGACAGTTGGTTCTAGTACGATAACTGAGTCATCTAACGACTTAACAATAAACGCAACAGATGATTTATTTTTGCAGTCAAATTCAGATTTAGCCATTGCTGTCAACGCAAATGAAGGTACTGGAGAACTAGACTTTGTAAGACTCTATAAAAGAACTGGCGAAGCACTGCAAGTTGCTTGTGAAACTGGCGACATTTCCTTCTACGATAGCTCTGCCAGCCAAGCCTTTTACTGGGATGCGAGTGCGGCGTCTTTGGGGATTGGGACGACTAGTCCTTCTACAACTTTAGATGTTGTTAATACCGCCGCATCTACAACAGTGGCAAGAGTCAATAACGCATCAGCATCTTCTGGTGCATATGCGCAATTTCAAGTAGATAGTGATGCGGCGACGGCTTATTTTGGCGTTTCTGGAAGTGGTAACACCGTAAACGGTGGTGCATACGATAGTGATTTCGCTTACTTGTTTGCATCAAATAATGCTAGTGGATTAAACATTGGTACTGGCTCTGGCGGCCCATTAATTAAATTTTATACTGGCGGTTCTGCGGCGGCAAACGAACGCATGCGCATCGACTCCAGTGGTAACGTAGGGATTGGAGATACGAGTCCTAGCGATAAACTATCTTTAGAAGTCGGTTCAGCGAATGAAGGTGTAAGCATTTATTACAGCGGAACAGAAGTCGGCTCATTCAGAAACGATGCCGCTAATGCCACTATTAACGCTAACAATGCAAGCCTAAAACTGGAGACGGGCGGCACAGAACGCATGCGTATCAACTCTGGTGGCGATGTTTCTTTCCGTGACACTTCTGCCAATGAAGCCTTCTACTGGGATGCGAGTGCGGCGTCGCTTGGGATTGGGACGGATAGTCCTGCTTACAAGCTAGACATTCAAGATGCTTCTACACCAATATTCCGAATGATGGACACTACCAATGATTGTACGTTGTTAATGTATCCACAAAACACATCTGCAATCTTTGGGACTTATTCAGCGCATCCTTTGCTTTTTTATACAGATAGTGCTGAAGCCATGCGCATCGACTCCAGTGGTAACGTATCGGTAACTGGTGAAAAATTTAATCTGGGCGGAACCTCAAACAATGCGGTTTTCAACACTAACTTTTCAATGAATTTCAATATTGACGCCGATAACAATGGAAGTGAAAAATTTGCATGGGGTCATAATGGAGATGACACAACTACCAGTAAGTTAATGGTACTCGAATCCAGTAGTAACTTGTTGGTGGGTACAGATAGTTTTAGCACAGCAGGGACTGACACTGGTTTATTGCTTTCTGGGCAATATGGACAGTTAAACGCTAATTTCCACGGAAATGACTATCATGTTTGGAACATTCATACTTCAGGAACGCAGAACAGATATGTTCAATTTAGATGGGGCAATGCAACTGTAGGTAGTATTTCAACAAATGGAAGTACAACATCCTACAACACCTCATCAGACTACCGCCTTAAAGAAAACGTAGTCGATATGACAGGTGCGGTTGATCGTGTTAAATCACTCAATCCATCGCAGTTCAACTTCATTGCTGAGCCTGATCGCACAGTCGATGGTTTCCTAGCACATGAGGTTGCTGATGTAGTTCCTGAAGCTGTCACAGGCACTAAGGATGCAATGCAGACTGAGGAGTATGAAGTTACTCCTGCTGTGTTAGATGAAGATGGCAATGTCGTCACTGAAGCTGTCATGGGTACAAGAGAAGTTCCTGACTACCAAGGCATTGACCAAAGCAAGTTAGTACCACTACTTACAGGTGCGCTTCAGGAAGCAATCGCAAGAATTGAAACATTAGAAGCTCAAGTAGCAACTCTACAAGGAAACTAAATCATGGCTATTGAATACACTTGGACTATCGGACAACTTGAATACAACAATGACTCAGATCAGGGTGTTGTGATCGCACACTGGCGTTGCACTGGCGTAGACGGTGAATACAATGCTACTGCGTACAGCACACAGTCGTTTACACCTGACCCATCGGCTGATGGCTATGTTGCCTATGCTGACCTCACAGAAGCCACTGTGATTGGTTGGGTACAGAGCGCAGTCGATCAAGCGGCAGTGGAAGAAGCGATTGCTAACAAGATTGAAGCTGATAAAAACCCTGCAACACTCTCAGGTATGCCTTGGGCTAACTAAGGGACGGTATGAACGATATGGCAACAGAAAGCACTAAGACACTCATTGATGGTTTAAGTGTGGTCACTGTGATAGGAACGATTGGTGAAATGTTGCCACCTATGGCGGCGTTGTTTACATTAGTATGGACAGCAATAAGGATTTACGAAACTAAAACAGTACAGAGGTTATTGGGCAAGGATAGCCCCGATGATAGCTGAACTGGCCGCCGCTAATGCGGCCTTTGGCGTTATTAAGGAAACCATCGCCAATGGCAAAGAACTGTATGAAGCAGGACAGGCACTAGCAGACTACTTTGGCCTTAAGGCTGAGATACAAAAGAAAGCACATGAGCACGGATATAAGTCTGACCTTGAAGCGTTCATGGCAACAGAGCAACTCAAAGAATATGAGGATGCTCTAAAGCAAATGATGATCTGGCAAGGGCGAGCCGGGTTATGGACGGATTGGTTAGACTACCAGAGGAAGATGAAAGAAAGCCGTGAAGCCGCAGAGAAAGCTGAGAAAGCCAAAAAAGCTAAGCGTAAAAAACAGATTGTTGATATTTGTATTAGCATCGGTTTGGGCATTAGCGTTCTCTCAGCCATTGGCTTGGTGATATACATCTTTTACTGGCTTAGTAAACAGTAGGTCACCTATGTGGTTATTATTTGCAATCTTAATTCAGTCTGATGGTTACGCTGTCTATCCTCAAGGCCCATTTGCAACAATGGATCAGTGCTTTGAAGCCCGTGAGTATTTCATGGCAACAGCACCACAGCCTAAGATGAACTACGATGCAATTTGTATACAAACGGATGTAACAGGTAATGCTTCATGATTGGAATCATTTCTAAGATACTTGGCTCAGGCGATGTCATCAAGAAAGGTATGGAGTTAATTGATGATATGCATACTTCCGATGAGGAAGCCA